ATGGGCTAATAAGATTATAGAAACAATGAACACATATCCGTATATGGAAGTAGAAGAGCTCAGCATCGGGGAATATTTAACTTGAACCCAAAAGATTACTTAACCAATCGTAACTTTTGTCCTATCCCATGGACTGGCATAATGTACAACTTTGATGGTACAGTTAAAACCTGCATACGCAGTAGCGAATCAATTGGCAATATTCGCAATAACAGCATAGAAGAAATAGTACACAATCAAAAAAGTACGCAAACTCGACAACGCATGCTGGATAACAAACCAGGAGAACGTTGCACACCATGTTACGATCTAGAAGGAGTCGAAAACAAGTTTGATATAATAAGCGATCGTGTTTTTTACTTGCGTGAACTTAAAAAAACACCGCTTGACACATACAACAGTGTGGATAACTTTGACTTGCAAAAAATAGATGTACGCTGGACCAATTTGTGTAATTTTAGTTGTGTATATTGTGGACCGGAGTATAGTAGCAAATGGGCCGATGAACTAGGCACAACAACGGAGTTGCCGTCAAAAGATCAGCGTGAACAGTTTAAAGAATACATTTTCGAACGTGCTGTTAATCTAAAGCATGTGTATCTAGCAGGTGGCGAACCATTGTTAATGAAGGAAAACGAAGAACTATTAGAACTTCTGCTTGACAAGAATCCGGATGTTAATTTGCGTATCAATACCAATTTGAGTCGTACTAATACCCGGGTATTTAGACTAGCTTGCCAGTTTAAAAATGTACACTGGATCGTTAGCGCAGAAACTATGGGCAAAGAATATGAGTACATCAGACATGGCGGGCACTGGGGAGGTTTTTGTAATAACTTAGGAATAATTAAAGACCTGAAACATAAAATAACATTTAATATGTTATATTTTGTTTTAAACACATTTAGCCTGTTTAATTTCGTTGATAGATTTAGAGCAGACTGGAACATTCATCCAAATTCTTTTGTGCTTGGACCTTTGCTTGAACCTGAGTACCTAAATATTAGACATTTACCGGATAAAGTGTTACAATTAGTAAAACAAGAGTTAGAAACACGTATCAATGAGAATCCTGGATTTTTACTTGAGAATGGATATCGCAATTTATTAAAATATATTCAACAACCATTTGAAAAGAATTTAGCAGGAACATTTGAACAGTTAGCAAAGATGGACGCCAGACGTGGCGTTGATAGTAGTAAAATATTCATAGATCTATATAAGGAAAAATAAACATGGCAAAACCATTTGATGTAAGTAAATTTCGTAAAGGACTAACCAAAAGCATTGATGGAGTTAGTTTTGGGTTTAGTGATCCAACAGACTGGATCAGCACTGGCAACTATGCACTGAACTATTTAATTAGTGGTGACTTTAACAAAGGTATCCCACTAGGTAAAGTAACAGTGTTTGCGGGAGAATCAGGTGCAGGCAAGAGTTATATATGTTCGGGTAACATTATCAAAGCCGCACAGGACCAAGGTATTTTTGTTATCTTGATTGATTCAGAAAATGCGCTTGATGAGGCTTGGCTAAAAGCATTACAGGTTGATACCAGTTCAGAGAAACTGTTAAAACTTAACATGGCTATGATTGATCATGTTGCTAAAACTGTTAGCGATTTTATGATAGAGTACAAAACACTAGCAGAAGAAGACAGACCCAAGGTGTTGTTTGTAATTGACAGTTTAGGTATGTTGCTAACGCCTACTGATGTTGACCAGTTTAACAAAGGCGATATGAAAGGTGACATGGGACGTAAACCTAAAGCACTTACTTCACTTGTGCGTAACACAGTTAACATGATTGGCTCGCTTAACGTAGGACTTGTAGCAACTAATCATACGTATGCAAGCCAAGACATGTTTGATCCAGATGATAAGATATCAGGTGGACAAGGCTTTATCTATGCAAGTAGTATTGTTGTTGCTATGAAGAAAATGAAATTAAAAGAAGATGAAGCAGGCAACAAGATAAGTGAAGTAAAAGGTATTAGGGCAGGTTGTAAAGTAATGAAGACTCGTTACGCAAAACCGTTTGAAAGTGTACAGGTTAAGATTCCTTATGAGACAGGAATGAACCCATACTCAGGCTTGGTTGACTTGTGCGAAAAGAAAGACTTGTTGATAAAAGAAGGCAATAGGCTTAAGTATACAACATCAACAGGTGACGAAATCAAGCAATTCCGCAAGGAGTGGGAACGCAATGAAGGCGGATGTTTAGACATCATTATGAACGATTGGGGGAACAAAGCCGAAGGAACATTCCCAGTATTGGATACACCAGAAGCCGTAGATGAAGTTACTATTACAGAAGAAGTATAGCGATATATTACAACAGCCAATAAATCAAATTTACCAAGAATTAAAGGCTGTGAATCGTGAAGTGTTTGCGGACAATGAGCGTATAGTATTCATTGACGATGTTGCTGATTGTCCGCAAAAAGCACACATGGTTGAGTATATCAAACAAATTTTAAAGCACTTAGATGTGGATAAATTTTTTGTTCAAACAGTCAACAGTGGCAGTAAGGAAATACAGAATCCTACAAACTACGCAATACCAGACACAATATGCATGACACCCTGGTTAAGTTTGGAAGTCGATGTAGATAGTAAACTGCATCGTTGTTGTTTGTGGGACAGGAAAGATGGCACAACGTCAGACAGTATTGTTGAATACTTCGAAAGTTCAGAGCAACAAAAGTTAAAACAGGACTTTCTCAACGGTAAACAGCCTGATGCATGTTACAAATGTTGGCAAGTAGAATCAGCAGGTGGCATAAGCAAAAGACTTAATGACAATTATGTGTTTAGAGACCACAAGTTTGATATAGACTACAACGACACTGCTACAAGTAAAATTGTAAACTTAGATATTAAGTTAGGCAACAAGTGTAACCTAGCATGTAGGATATGTAGTTCAAGATGTAGCAGTACGTGGTCGAAATTCGATAGTGCTGTCAATGTTGAATTCAACTGGTTAGACAATGAATCAAGTAACTTTTGGTCAGACATAATTGCTGTTAGTGGAGATGTACGTTATATTACATTTGCAGGTGGTGAACCACTACTAGACAAGACGCATAGAAAACTGTTACAATACTTTATAGATCAAAATTTAAGTAAAGACATTGTACTTCATTATAACACTAACGGCACAGTATTTGCTGATTTTCTCTTTGATTATTGGGACCAGTTTAAGACCGTTGAATTAAGTTTTAGTATAGATGCAGTCGGTCGTAGATTTGAGTATGAACGTTATGGTGTGCCCTGGAATAAGGTACATGATAATCTTGAGAAGTATAAAGGAACACAGTATACTTGTAATTTTTACACAACAGTAACGGCTCTTAATGTACTCTATAGTGATGAGATATATAGATACTCTAAACAGTTAGGTTGGGATATTACTTACAATTTGTTATCTGACCCAGAAGACCTTGCAGTAACAAATTTGCCTGACAAGGTAAAACTAGGCATTAAAGATAAGTTATTAGCATCGGACTTAACTGGATTTAAAGAAAAGATTACGCCTGTAATTAGTATGATGGAAACAAAAAGTAGTATAAGTAGTTTACATAATTATTTGGCGCCTCAAGACGTAAAAAGAGCTCAGTATTTTGAGGATTATTACACTGAGCTACACTCGGAGATTACTAGATGTCAGTAGAATTAAACGTATTAACAGAAACGTACTTGATATTAAAAGAGTATGTGCCTGCCAAAGATAGACAAGCGGCGGCAGATCAATTGCTGGGTAACCTAGTAGATATGGAAATGGACGATGCAGAGTTTGAGAAATTCTGTGCCATTGACTCCTATCTAAAACGTGCATCTGAAGATTATCTTGATGATGATATAGATGACAATGATGATTCGGACGAACTTACGTTTAACGAATAATGTGGTATAATAAAGTAGTACAGGATCTTGTGTTTATTCCAGACTTTATAAGTCATTACAATAATGAGCTAGATGATGCTAAAAAAGAAGTTAGGATTTTTGGTAATGTAGAAAAATCTTTAACTAACTTACCTGGCATTACTGAACACAGATTTAATCAACTACAGGAAATAGAAGCAGTGCTTAATTTTTTAAACATTCAATTGCGTAAAATAAGACGTAAGTGGTTTAAGAAATACCTTGAAGGTTATGCTCGTGCATTAACTAGCAGAGATGCAGAAAAATACGTTGATGGTGAAGATGAGGTTATTGACTTTGAAACTATTATTAACGAAGTAGCATTACTACGTAATAAATGGTTAGGCATAATGAAGGGTTTAGAAACTAAGCAATGGCAACTAGGTCATATTACTAGATTAAGAACAGCAGGTATGGAAGACGTAACAGTATGATACAACTAACACCGGAACAAAGTCATCAGCAGAGTTTAAGTACACTAGAATTGCTTTATCAACATGATGACTTAATGGACAGTATAAAAAGCGTCGCTGATGTAGGATGTGGTACTGGGTTAGATATTAAATGGTGGGCAGAGAACCATACCCGTGACGATGAACCAATTCACAGAAACATAAAGTGTTATGCCGTAGATACTGCTCCTGCCATCAATTACAAAAAACCTAAAAATTTACATATTATAGAAAAAGATTTTACTACAGAACCTTTCCTGCCTACTAAAGTGGATTTAATATGGAGTCATGACAGTCTAGGCTATGTACTTAATCCATATGAGACTCTGCAAGTTTGGAACAGGCAAATGAAGCCAGGTGGTATGATATGTGTTATTTTACCACAGATGCATAATATAGAGTATAAAAGAGTTTCTTGTAATATGTTCCCAGGACATTTTTATAACTTTAATATTATAAATTTAGTTTATATGTTAGCATGTGCAGGATTCGACTGCAAGGACGGATTATTTTATAAAGCAGAAAACGACCCTTGGCTACATGCTATTGCATACAAGTCTAAACATAATCCAATGAATCCTCTCACAACTTCTTGGCACGATCTATTAAGTAAAAAGTTATTGCCTGACAGTTTTGATGAGAGTATAGAACGTTACAACACTGTGAGGAATCAACCTCACTTGATACTTAGATGGATTAATGGTTCGAAATTTGATTTAGCACGTACGGCCTGATTCTATGCCAAGGTATTCCTAGTTCTACTTCATCTATAAACCATTCTGTATTTTTTACTCTACTAAGCCAATCTAGTCTAGACATTTCACTGGGTGTAAATGTCTTATAGTCTGTACTAGCAACAGGTGCGGCAAGACTTTCCGGACTCACTATAGCAGTAACACCATTAATAACTGCCTCTATGGCAGATCCTCCTGTTGGACTTACTACACAATATGCGTCATCTAAGATTTCAACAAAGTTAGTGTCGTCTTTGGTGCCACGTTTTTCGCATACCTCAATGTTGTATTTTTCATGTATTGATCTGTGTAGACTAACCCTAGGGTGTGGTCTTATCAATATGTTTTTATCTGGGAACGCATTACTAAGTTTAGGAACAATGTCGGATAACCATGCTGTTGTGGGAGGCATGTTGGTCCATAGCTGACTGGATTCGTTTTGACAACAAATAACAACATTATTTCCCTGTTGCCTAATAGGTTTTAATGTAATATTAAAACGCTTTTGTCTGTCAGGTTGTACAGGATTATCTAAGTGCCCGTAATAACCTGTATTGTTAATATGATTTACTGCTATTCTAAAACTATTGTTTCGGTTTAAGACGCCTACTTCCATTATGATTACAGGTTTACCTTGACTTCGATAGTGGTCAAACACTGCTTGATTTGGCTTCATACGTCCTTGCCATAATGTACTCCATATAACTGCTGTGTCAGCAGACATGTCATTATAAACAACAGTATCTGTTTTTTGAATAGAGTACTCGAACGCCTTATAAATATCTTTGCCGTTGAGTGCAACGGACTCAGACCAAAAACTTACTTTCATAAAGATATTTAATGATACTAGGAATCAGTTACGGATTTCACGACGCAGGTGTAACTCTAATAGATAATAATAAAATTTTATTTGCGGCACATGCAGAGCGTTACTCCAAAGTTAAACATGACAGCGAACTTAATGCAGACATATTACATGAAGCATTAAGTTATGGTGTGCCTGGACAAATAGCCTACTACGAAAATCCCTGGAATAAAAAGTTACGACAGGCTTTCGCTGGGCAGTGGTCTGACGCACTGAGTTTACCCAAGATTAAACGTACAATAGTTAACGCAACTGGTTTAGATAAACCTATCACCTATGTAGATCACCATAAGTCTCATGCCGCCGCTGGTTTTGCCACTAGTCCTTTTGACAGTGCCGCAGTTATAGTAGTTGACGCCATAGGAGAGTGGGATACTATGAGTATCTGGCATGCTAAGACTCTGGATAATGGAGTTGTAGAATACAATAAACTATGGGCAAATAGTTATCCTCACAGTATTGGGTTAATGTACTCAGCATTTACGCAACGTGTGGGTCTAAGGCCGCTCGATGAGGAATACATTCTAATGGGTATGGCTGGCTACGGTAAACCTAACGTATATAAGGACATGGAGGCTGACTTAATTTCAGACCTTGGAGAGCTAAAATTTGCTAAGAACATGCACTTGGGTGTAGAAAAAGACTACTTAAAAGACTCTAAAGACGTTGATATTGCAGCCAGTGTACAAGAACTAACAGAAAAACTACTAAACCAAGTATTTTCAACAGCAAGACAAAAATGTGGAACACAGGAACAGAATGTTGTGTTTATGGGCGGCGTAGCCTTAAACTGTGTTGCAAACAGACATCTTGGCGAAGTATTTGAGAACATCTGGATTATGCCTAACCCAGGAGATTGTGGGTCAAGCCTAGGTGCGGCTGCCGCAATTTACGGTAAGAAGTTAAACTGGCAACATCCATACCTAGGTACTAATATATCCGGTGACTATCCTGTTAAAGGGTTAATTAAACACTTAAAGAAACACAAGATAGCAGGTGTAGCAAGTGGTAGAGCAGAGTTCGGACCCAGGGCTCTGGGTAATCGCAGTTTAATAGCTGACCCACGTGGAGCAACTATAAAAGATGAAGTTAATAAAATAAAAAGACGACAACTGTTTAGACCTTTTGCTCCTGCTATACTGACAGAACACGTACACGATTACTTTGACTTACCAACAAATTGGGACAAAAGCGACTACATGCAAGTTGTTGCAACATGTAAAAAGCCTGAAGAGTTTCCTGCTATCGTGCATGTTGACGGTACAAGTCGTGTACAGACAGTGGGTAAAGATTCTCACACAGGATTTAGAAAGTTATTAGAAGCATGGTATGCTGAAACAGGTTGTCCCATGTTACTGAACACCAGTCTAAAC